AGTTGCGGGTATGGTAACTACTACAAAGCCGTTAGGAACTATTACATTACCGCCTGCGGTAACGCTACCCAAAACGGAGATTAAGCCCTCTGCAAACTTATAATCTCTTGATACTTCGATTGTGTAATCGCCAAACAATGCAAGTTCAAAGTTCATCGGGGAACCGTATATCATAGTCTGAATTGCGGTCGAGGTCTGCTCTTTGCCGGATAGCTCGGTCAAAGTGGGAACGATACAGTAAGGAACTGAAAGTCCGCCGTCTTTGATTATGCCAATATTAGGATTGGTCGGGTCGGGTGTTATTTCATATACCGCTTTCTTTTCGTTAGTTCCTCTAACATCACCAAAGGCAATAAGGTCTTTTTTGTTTAGATACAAAACAGCGTTGCCGTAAACATTAGCGTCACCGCCATAGCTAAGCACAATGTTTCGAAGTGTACTTTCTGTAATTGCTCCTGTTTTTGTCGAGGAACCTGCAAGCATTTTATTCGCTGCACTTGCTTCCAAAGTTTGGAACATAGCAACAGGGATTTCCGAATCATCTACAGACGCTTTAATTTTTGCCACAATATCGCCAGCCAATTTGACCTTGAGTGCGGTTAATGCGCTTCTTTGCACTTTCTCCAAATAGTTAAGAGGCGTTACTTTTTCAAGTTCTTTGGATACATAAGTCGTAACTGCAACTTCAGCGGGTGCAATTGTTACTGTTCCAAAAGTGGGAGTGCTTGCGTCTTGTGCCACTCCATCTTCTTTTGCGTTCGCTGCTGAATGAGTTCTTAAAAAGCTCTCCTTGAAAGCTCCTGCTCCTGTCATATCAATAACTTGCACCTGGTCAAGTATTGAAACCTGGGTATTAAAAGGTTCGCCTATGCCATTGACTTTGGTGGGCTTTGCTATTCCCGCACTTGCTACTAATACGCTTCTAACTTCTTGCGCCGGAATTGATACTCTTTTTTCATTTTTAAAAGATGCAAGTATGGCATCCCTCTTTTCGTTGTTAATTAAATAATCGTTCATTTTTCTTTGTTCTCCTTGTTTTTCATTTTCTTTTTTTAATTCCTCTTGCCTTGCTTCACACTCGGCTATTTTTTGATTAATGTTTTCGACTTCGGCTCTCGCTTCGTCTACAGCGTCACTGGTTATCGTTGAACGATGCTCCAATGCCTTGCGTTTGATTTCTTCCTTGCGTTTCTTTAATTCCTCTAATTCTAGGTTAAGATTTCGCAATTCTTCAATTCTCTTGTCCATTTTACAACCTCTCCAATTCTTTTAATTTTTCTTCCAATTCCGCTCTCGCTTTCTTCGCTGCCTCGGTTTCGGTATCGCCGTCTTGCTCGGTTTTCTCCCCTTGCTCGTCCGTACGATTATTATCCATAGCAACAACACTTGCTTCCCCATAAGCAGGAAATGGTGTTATTGTTATTTCCCATAGTTTTGTAATGTTGTTGACAACTCGCTTTGCTATCTCGTTTTCGGTCGCTTCTGTCCAAGTATCGCCATCGCAATTAAACCCAAAAGACATACCGTCAACAATCCCACTTTCAACAAGGTTATACCAATCTCTCGCATACTGCGTGTTGGGTAGTTCGCACTCAAAGAACAAGCCTGTTTCATCAACCTCAAGCCGTACATTCTTTCCTGCTCTGCCCAAAACATTGTCAGGGTTATGCCCTACCATTAAATAAACATCGCTTAGGTCGGTATTATCAAGAGCTCTCGGAGATATTGTCTCTTCCCACTCGCCAAACCAACTTCTTATTTTCGTTGGTGTATTAAATAAAATAGGATAGCCCCTAAGTATCATTTTCTTAGGCTCGCCCTCTACTGCTCTTACTTCGGCTTTAATATCAACACTTCTGTAATTATCAAGCCGTTTAGTCGTTTTCTTTTCCATTGTTATTCTCCTTTATTTTTGTTAAGCCTTTTTGTGCGGCTTGCATTTCATTGACTAACTTTATATCCATAGTATCTGCGGTTACCCTAACCATAGTGCCAAGTCCGTCAGGAAGTGGCGGCAATCCTATCATTTCCCTTGCGTCATCGATTGTCAAAACTCCTTGCCGTAATCCGACACTAAATAACGCTGCCTTTGCGGACATTGTGCCAATAGTTAGGCTAAAGGTATCAAACTCTATCTTGTTGCCAAATTCTATCTCTCTTTGCGTAAACAACTTGCTTGTTAGCTCTTGCTCGATCTGTAAAGCTAATGGGTCAAACTTATTCTTTACAAGCAGTTGATACTCAACCTCCGTTGCCTTGTTATTAATAATCGACTCCGTTATCCCAAAGTAGTTGTAAACAATATTGATAACAAACTGCATTAACTCCCTGTTGACATCGTTCTCTTGCCAATTTACGGGTGTTATTTGCCATTGTCCGTCTAGGTAGCTGACACCCTGAACATTGTTGTCCATATTCAACGCAAAATCGGTCATTACGCCTTTGCGGTCTTTTTCTTTTAATAAACCGCTGGCACTTGACTTCCCTTGCAAAAACGCTCTAACCTTGTTAGGTTTCGCAACATTGATTGCCTGCTCGGCTAAAGATTGGACAACAGTTTCATAAAGTCCTAAATTGTTTCTTACTCCGCCTGTTATGCTTGCAAAACGGTTAAGGTAAATTATTTTGGATAAGTCATAGGTCTTGCCGATTGTTAGAAACTTTACCTTTGCCGTATCTCCGTTAAGTTCAAACTCGAAGCTGTCTGTCGGCAACAAATACAAATGCTTTAAGTTGCCTGTTGTCATATCCCAAATTGGCTCAATAAAAACATTGTTTTCAAGCATTAACCTTGTAACAACATCTTTCCAAAATTGCGTTGAGTTCTGTAACGGGTTTGCTCGTAAGTTTATAACCTTTGACATTTGATTGTCCATGTATGTAATATTTCCGTTCCTATCCACTCGCTCAACATATTTTGGAATTGATGAGAATATATCCGCAAAGCACTCAATAGCTGTACGGACTTCGGGAATGTCATATATCTTGCTTGCATAACTTCGTGCAAAAAGTCCTATGTTTCCGCCGTAATATTCTTTTATTATCGTTCTCAACTCGGGTTTCTTCCGTTTGAAGATGTCTAAAAATCCCATTGTTTGCTCCTATATCGTAAATAACTCCGTCAGTGCGGTTCTGTATTCTTCTAACTCTTTGGCTCTTTGATAGGCAACAAAAGCATTGAATACACCTATCGCTCCGTCTATATGCCCTGTAGATTTCGCTTTGTGCGGGCTAAGGTTGTTGTTAGCGTCCTGTCTAATTTTCAAGTTATAAAAGCAGTACGGCAGTAATTTGTTTGACTTGTCAAAAACCAACGCTCCGCTCTCAAATAAGCTCCTTATAATCTTGATAGGCTCACTTAATGTCCAACCGCCCTGTGCTACTTCTGTAAGCACTCCGTAATCACGCTTTACTAAATCATCTTCCTTGATTGTCTTTTCGTGACTAAAACCATTCTCTTGCATATCGGTCAGCCATTCTTTTGACAATGCTCGGTCATATCCAATTTTTAAGAAGTTGATTTTGTATTCATCTCGCAATTTAACAAACCATTGCGTTACATACTCCTTTTGAACATACGCTCCAGGCGTTATTATCACAAGGCGACTTGTCAACTCGTCCTTCGTGTTCAAGTTAGTCATTGACTGATAGTCTTGCTTATCTTTTCGGCTGTTTCTTTCAATAACTTCCTCCGCTATAAAATAGGCTTGTAAGTATCTAAACTTGCCGTCATTGCACAATATTTGTGCGGTCGCATTACATAAGTCGGTAGTTTCCGCCAAATCAACGCCGCCAACCGCATAACTATCAAAATACTCGTCACGCTTAATTTCTCGCATTGAATTTTTAATCGCTATCATGTCGAAGTAGTCAATGCCCGCCCCGATTTGTCTGTTTAAGTGTTTTGCAATAAAAGTGTTAAGTGTCGACGGGTCGCTTTTCATTGCCTCAAACTGTTCACGCAAAAAAGACATTGTCGGTCTGCCCTCGTACATCGCAGGATTAGCTTTTATCCAGCAACTATCGTCCTTGTAGTCGTCTGTATCGTCAATGCCGAACATCAAGGCAAATATGCGGTCGCTCTTGCCTAACCTTTTTTTTCGTAAAAACTTCCTGTTTCTTTCCAACAACATTTCATACAAGCTTTCGGGTGTAACACCCGCCGATGAAATAACAATCATCATTGGTTGTTCTCTTGCACCCCTTCCCGTTTTTAGCGCTATGTATTGATTATGATTGATTATCTCGTGTGCCTCGTTAACCACACCTGCCGATGGGTTACTGCCGTCTTTGCCCTTTGTCCTACCGCTCAAGTATTCAATCTTGCCTTTGTTTAATTTGCACTCAATAAACTTCTCTGTCTTTCTAACTGTAAAGATAGCGTCAAGCGGTGAGCGTTCAACCTCCGCCCTTACAATGTCATAAGTCCGTTTTGATTGCTTTTCATTTTCTGCAACAATTTGACACCAAGCATTCGGCTCTTTCTCCATTCCCGTAAACCAAGCAATAAGCGGGACAATAAAAGTATCCTTGCCCCATTTTCTTGCTACGAATAAGTCCATTTCCTTAAAGTAACGAACATATTTATTGCTTGTCTTGTCGTATGTCTTTATGCCTAATATGCAGGCAACAATATACTTCTGCTCTGTGTTAAGGTCTATCGGCTTACCTGCCCATTGCCCCTCTCGGTGCTTGAACATCCGTGCAAACTTTTGGAATGCTATCGGGTCTGCTTCTTTGTAAAATATATTCTTGCGTGAGATAAGCTCCTTTATCTGCCGAACATTGTCTTTGATATCTAAGCAAAAATCTTGCGGGCGGTTTTCTACAATTTTTATATAGTCATTTATCCACTTAAGCATTGCTCCACCCCTTAATTAACCTTTACCGCCTTTTCGCCTGTTAGAGTTTCCCAACGGTTTATGGTTACGTCGCACCAATGTGGGTCTAATTCGTTCATATAACAAACACGATTAAGTTGTTCGCACGCAATAAGAGTTGAACCACTACCACCAAACACATCAAGCACAATTTCGTTTTCTCGGCTACTGCTTTTTATTGCTCTAGCACATAAGGCTATCGGTTTTGGTGTTGCGTGTCCACCTGTTAGTTCTTTTTCTTCATTACTTGTTCTATCAAAGTGCCATACATTGTTTTGATTATCGTGTGTATTATCAAAAAAACTTCTACCTTCGTAAAAATCTTTTTTTAGTTCATCGTAATCTTTTTTTAGAAAATCGTAATCATTTAATACGCTTTTGCCATATTCTCTCAACGCTTCGTAATTTTCCCTCGTAGGCAATGCAAATTGTGATTTGCTCCACCAATGATTTACGGTTCTACCGTCTTTATATCCTAATGCGTTTGCAATTACTTTATCGCTTTGCTTCAATTTTTTTATTTCCGTTTCAAGATATACACGAACTTTATCCATATTTTCGCTGTAATCTTCTTGATTAACGCAAAAACCTTGAACGCTATCGCCCCCAACCATAACAAACAAACATTTTTCATCTGCAATAGGATACATTCTAAAATCTTCACTTAACTGCCCTTGTCCGTTTCCTTTATCCCAAGTTAAAAGATTTCTAAAAGCAATTTGTTTGTTTTTAATCATAGGTTTTAGTATGTGGCT